CCAACGACTTGAACCGTTGGAATCCCGCCAAATGAGCTGGTGCGCGGTAAGTGCCGGTGTCTCACCTAACTACCGTATCAACCTCCACGTCCTGCCCCGAAAGGGGCGGGGCGTTCTTTCTCAAGTCTCTAACCGTTGTGAGAAAAATGCAACTCCGCGACTATCAACGCTCCTCAGTCGATGCGGCGTATCAGTACCTAAAAGACTTTGAAGGCAATCCGGTTATCTGCTTGCCGACCGGAGCAGGGAAGTCGATTGTCATTGCGGAACTGGCAAGAATCGCGGTGCAAGACTTCGGCGGCCGTGTATTAGTCTTGCAGCATCGCAAAGAGTTAATCGAGCAGAATGCCGAAAAGATTCGAGCGTTACTACCGGGCATCGAGGTTGGCCTATTCTCGGCGGCATTGAAGCAGCGGGAATGCTCGCAAGATGTTGTTGTCGGTGGCATCCAGAGCATCTACAAGCACGCCGGCATTCTTGGTCGGCGTAATCTTATCGTCATTGACGAATGCCACTTATGTGGCGACAACGCGAATAGCATGTACGGCAAGTTGTTATCAGACATTGCATCGCTAGGCTATTCGCATCGCGTTGTAGGCTTGACCGCAACTCCATACCGAACGGAAAGCGGAAAGATTTACGGCGTCGAGAAAATGTTTACCGACATCATCGAAAAGGCAACAGTACCGCAACTCATCAAAGACGGATACCTATGCTCTATCGTCAACACAGATGCAGATGCGTCGGTTGATACAAGCGACTTGCACAAGCGAGGCGGGGAGTTTATTCAAGCCGAAGTCGAGCAGTTGTTTAGCAATGAGCCGGAGATTGAAGCAGCGGTAAATGAGATCCTTCAAAAGACCGCCAACAGACACAGCGTGATGGTATTTTGTACTTCGGTAATGCACGCCAAAACGGTTGCAAACATGATTTATCAAAAGGTAGGTCTATGCGTCGACTTGATTACAGGCGAAAGCACCAACGAACACAGGCGAAACGTAGCAGAGCGTTTTCGATCACTACAACTCAAGTATCTCGTAAACGTCGATGTGCTTACAACTGGGTTTGATGCTCCCGTTGTCGATGCGATTGCGATATTGAGGGCGACCGCTTCCCCTGGGTTATACGTGCAGATCGTAGGGCGTGGACTGCGTACGCACGAATCCAAGACGGATTGCCTAGTGTTGGACTTTGGCGAAAACATCCGGCGGCACGGAGCAATTGACCGGGTGCGAGGGCGACCGAAGGCACCGAAGGAAACTGAGCCGAAAGAACAGGCCGAAGGCGAAGAGGACGAGGAAAAGCAGTCGGGCAAAATGTGTCCTGCTTGCGAAGTCTATTCGCCTCCATCAGAGACGCATTGCGAGTGCGGTTATCGCTTCCCGGTTGTGTTTAGGCATGGCGACACAGCGGAGCGTGAGGTATCGATTATCTCGGACGGCAAGCCTAGAGTCTACAACGTGCGGCATATCGTTTACGGCAAGAGCAAAGCCAAAGACAAGCCAGCAAGCATGACCGTCTTGTATATCGTGCAGAGTGGCGAAAAGACTCGATTACCGGACGATTCTCCGATGGAGTTTGTTGCGTTCGAGTCTGAAAAGCCGTTTGCAGTCGAACAGGCTAGGCGATGGTGGGCGAAGAGGACAAGCCTACCGTTTCCGCAAACGACCGATGAAGCATTGGCGATTGCCAAGAGTGGAGAACTTGGAACGCCGAGCGTAATCAACGCGGAGCGAGACGGGAGATATTGGAAGATTACTACAGGCCCAGCGAGAAAAGATAACGAGGTTGCTCAGAATGTTTCCTGAATGTTTGACCGAGCGTAGACAATGGATCACATGGACGCTTACGGCGGATGGAAAGAAGATACCAAATTCTCCCAGCAATCAGCCGAAAACGTGGTTTGATTACGACGAGGTAAAAAGCAATGATCGAATCGCGTATGTATTCGCTTCCGATGATCCTTTCGTTGGAATTGACCTTGATAACTGCATCGACGAGGCTGGTGACTATAACGCAGTCGCTAGCTACTGTCTTGAGTTGTTCAAAGGCAAAGCATACTGCGAAACTTCGCAAAGTGGACGCGGTTTGCACTTCATCGTTCGAGGGAAAAAACCGGATTGGTCAGTATGTAGCAGGTCGGGCGTTGAGTGCTATGAGCATGGGCGGTTTTGGGTAATGACAGGCGACGTATTGGACGGATACAACGATCCGCAAGACTGTCAAACGGAACTAGAGATTTTCCTAGGCGATTACCTTCGCAAGCCTGAGCCTCAGCGGGTGCTTAGTGTCGCTTCCATCCGGTGCGAAACACAACTCGAAGAGCGTGTGCAAGCCTACGCACAAAACGCACAAGCGGCACCGCAAGGAGATCGAAACAACGCGGCCTTCAGACTCGCCGGGCATTTGTGGGCGATGGTGGGCGACGACGGGCAGCGACCCAGCGAAGACATGGTACTAGACGCGGTGCGAGGCTGGGCGGGTAGGTGTTCGCCTCCTATGGATGATGCTGAGGTAATCAAGGCGGTCGAGAATGCGCGCACGAAGGGCACGCCAAGAGACGCGAAACTGCCGGGCATGATCGCCATTGATGGAGCGGAAGAGGGAGGACGGATTGCCGAAATGCTTTGGCCGACAAAGGCAGCGGAGCTCGCCAGCGAAGACGACGACGGAGACGAGGAGTTTTGCTTGGCTATGCTCCCTGAGTCTGGATTGATCCGCATGGTATACGACTACTACTTTGACTTGGCGATCAGACCAAGCCCTATCATGGGGCTGTCTGTTGCAATCTCGACGATGGAGGTATTGCTAGGTCAAAAAGTAGCAACGCACACAGACCTGCGGACGAACGATTACAACCTCATCATCGCTCAAACGGCATCGGGCAAAGAGGCTTGCAAGTCGGCGATCACAAAGATATTCGACTCGGCGGGATGCAAGCACCTGCTACTGGCGGCAGATGTTCAATCAGGAAACGGACTGATAACGGCGATCAAGTCGCAACCGGTTTGCTTGTGGATCGGCGATGAGTTTGGAAAGGTGCTACAGGGCATCCTCGATAAAAAAGGCTCGCAGCATTTGAAAAACATCGGCAAGCACTTGCTGAGCCTTTACGGAGAGTCAGCGGGAAAGTTCCTTGGAGCGGCTCACGCAGCCGGGGCTAAAAACGAGATCGATCAGCCGCATCTTTGCATCCTTGGACTATCGACTGGATCGACCATATTTGAGGGACTGTCAGCCGATCACGTTAGCGACGGGTTACTCAATCGCATCTCATTCTGGCCGGTGCAAGAGCGACCAAAGCGGAAGCGAAACTACAGGACTCCAAAGGTGCCTAGCGAACTAAGCGACCTTGTGTCAAAGTGGGCGAGCCTCACAACGTCAGCAGGTAACATCGCCTCGATGAATCCGCAAGCGATCCAATTTGGGATCACAACAGAGGCTTGCGAACGATGGGAGCAACATAGTTTTGCCATCGACGAAAAGATGGAAAGCGAGTCTTCGCAACGCTCTGCAATGTGGGGACGCACAGCGGCTAGGAGCCTAATGTTGGCGTTGGTGCATCGATGCGGCCGCATGGCATCGCCTGCGGAGATCAGTCCTGTAGTTGCGATTGAGATGCAGGATATTCAATGGGGCGTTAAGCTCTCTAATTGGCTCTCTCGCATCGCTTGCGACTTGGTTGAACAGAACATGGTTGACAAGTCTTTGACGCTCGCAGCGAAGGTGCTAAGCGATCTAGCAGCACGTGGGCCGGTCAACAGTCGAGATGCCTTGCGGATGTGTCGATCACTAACGGCGGGTGACTTAGAGGCAGCAGCGGTCAAGCTCGGTTTTCGCGTCGAGTTTGTGACAACTGGAAAGCGAAAAAAGAAGGTTTTCGTACGTGACAATGGAGGCCAAAAATGAGGCTTCCATTTCATTCTGTCACAAAAAGGGTGCGCAGCTTAAAACTAATACAAGCCAGTCTAGTATCAGTGGAAGTTTTGCCGAAACTCATATTGTCCCATTCTGTCCCATTCTGTCCCGGACAATATGGAC